AAAAAACTAAAATGTCTCGGGAAGAATTATCTTTTGAATCCGGTGTCGGGGTTAGCATCATAGAAAACTATGAGCGAATGAAAATATCAGAACCATCTATTTACAAAATGGAATTACTTCTCCGGGCTATGGGTTATGAACTCGATGCCATTTTTATAGATAATAACTCTTCAAATTAACTTATCTCTTTTTTTTCTTTTTTATCTTTAATTGAACTTTATATACAATGTCTGGTGGCGCCATAAAATAATTAAAACCACCATGTTCAAATATCATAATGGTTTTTTGCTTATTTATTCCCCACTTAAAAGGTTTTGCATTATCTTGAATAAGAAGTTTAAAAAAATTATAATCTTTTGGATTATCTTTTTCAGAAAAATACCAAATGTTTTCTACATCTAAAACCATAGCATAAGGATTTGACTTGTGATCAATTGTCCACTTTATGTGTTTGTCAAACTCTACTATCTTTTTTAGATCCATTCTCTGCCTCATTAATTGCTAAACCTATTTTTTCGATGATCTGAGGGACGACCGTGTTTCCCAAGGCACGGAGTCTAGGTACCCGATTGGGTACCCCATAAGCCACTCGACCCACGTTGGGTTCAGAGTCCCACCAACTGCTCCTGCCAATTTTCCTTTTTTCTTTGCTTTTTCGTAATTCGTGTTCTGTCCTCGATCCTTGTAATCTCTTGCCGTTGGTGTCGGAAACATTTGCACCGTGTCTGCTAGACTTAGACTGTGTGTGTTCTTGCCGTCCTTGGATATTCGTCTTCCCGTTTTTGTTAACTCTATGTTTTTGTGTTCTGTTTCTTGAGTCGTCGGTGTCGGAAACATCCATTCTTTCATTCTGGGTGGACGAAGGGTTGTCCCGTTCATCATTTTTCTTGCTTCTTCCTCGGTCAACTGACCCTGCTCCACTTTTCTCCTCATTATCATTGTCATTCCCTCGGACGCATGACCGTATCCTTTTGTCGTCGGGGTTGGCCACATCTCCTGATGCACTACTTGTTCCCTCAGATTCCCAGAGCGAGATCTGTTTTTTCTGTTCTTTTGATTGGTAGAACATTTCTCTTTCTCTCTCGGAGGCAAATGATCCATTGTGTTCGGGGTCGCCCAAGTGTCCGATGATCCAAAGCCTTTGCCTTTGGTGGGGGGCGCCGACCGATGAAGCTTGAATATTAAACGTCCTTGTGGAGTAGCCTTCACTCTCCAAGTCATGTAATACTTCGTCCAAGCCCAATTTGACGAGTCCATTAACGTTTTCTCCAATAACCCAAGTGGGTCGGTGCTCTTTGATAAGTCTAAACATTTCTGGCCAGAGGTGTCTAGGATCGTCTTTCGCTCTCTGATCTCCTGCGACTGAATAAGGTTGGCAGGGGAATCCTCCACAAATAACATCGGGAGTTGTTCGGGTTGTTTCTTTTGTGACATTTTTTATATCTCCTAATATCGGGACTTCGGGAAAATGATGTTTTAATACTGCCTGACAATACTCATCATTCTCCACAAAAGCTACGGTTTCAAAATGACCTGTTGATTCTAGTCCAAGTGAAAATCCACCTATACCAGAAAAAAGATCTAAAACTTTTAGTTTTTTTATCATCTTTTATGTTCCATACACAGGAAAGTTATACTTCTTTCTTATTCTACTTGCAGTCTTTGGACTCATAAACTGTTCGCCCTTTAATATCTGCAATACAAACGTATAAGATAAATCCACTTCCCAAGTAAGTTGTGTAACAGTTAATCCTTTTTCTTTAGCTATCTGGTACAACATTTTACTATGGGGGGTCGGGACATTTTTATAGTCTTCTAAGTTTATTGATGCTCTACCCATTTTTAATTCTATCCAATGCTTTTATTAAACTGCTTTTAGAAATAAACTCGTCGTGCATAATATGTCTTTCTAAAATATCAATCGCATTAGACCAAGTAATTAATTCGGGTTTTTGTTCTTCGGGTTTTTGTTCTGCTTTATTATTCATAATTTCCTCCTATATAATTATCAAATTCTGATTTTTTAAACTTTCGCGGCACATCGTGGATTCTCCAATCTACACCTTGCCACCCTAAAGCTTGTTCTACACCTTGTAAAAATGCTTTTCTTTCTTCTAATGTTTTAAAACTGTAAACGGCTAAATCTGTTTCAGGACCGGGATTCTCTCCCCATAAAATAGTTACATAAAACTTACTCATTTATTTCTCCTATTTTTCATTGGACGATATTCCAGATCTTCCATTGTATTTAACATATTAACTAGATCCTCTAATGCTTTTTGTCCTCTCTTGGTTAATAGTTCGTGATCTTTAAAAACTTTTAAAATAAGATTTTTTAATTGATCTACTTCATACATCTCAAAATAATTTCCTATATTTTTATGATCCTCTGTTAAAGCTTTTTTTTGATATCCTATGAAAGCCATTTTTTTCTCCTTTCTCTAAAAATAGTTTTTTATAACACTTATGACAATAATATTTTTCATGCTTTAAAACATCTGCTTTAAAAACACAGATACTGCATTTATGTACAGATGTTTTCCAAGCATCATCAAAAATTCCCATAATACTTCTCCCTAAAATACTCCTGCAAATTCATTTGCTTCACCTACATAATTACCAGAAATATGTAAATCGGGAAACATTTGTTTTAATTTATCAATTACGGGAACGGGTGGCGACCAAGCAGTATTAAAAGTTATAGATATAAATTCATAATATTCTTTATCTATATCAATGGTACAATTACAACTGTTCCACTTGGTATCCCAATTTTCAATACACCAATCATACCAATTCGGTATGCCTTTCTTTTCACATCTTTTTCTATCCTCATCAGAAAGATTCCCTCGAAACATATTCTTCGGTGGTGGCACTATTTTATTAAAATCAAGTATCTGTCTTTTTGTACCATCGTCATACTTTTCTATTGTCGTGACTTTTTTTAAAAAGTCATCAACACTTTTTCTCCTTTCTTTTGTATCTTCTGACACATTATGAAATTGTATTTCTAATTCGTTTCTAGTCCAATTTGGCATTACTTTCTCCTTTCTGAGTTATATTTATTTCTATCCATTGATAATTTTCTTCTTTCATTTTTCTTACTTTATCTTCTGCTTGCTCTTTTGTTTTAAAATAAAAGAATACCCCACAGTCTGCCGTAACAACCCATTTATATTCTGGGTCTTCACACTTTTTAAATGATGCTAAAAACTCCTTTAATAGTTCATCATCTGTAGCATCATAATAACCAGAGTTAATACAAAGTTTTTGAAATTCTAATTCAGATAAATTATCTATTTTATTATATACATAATTTTCTGATACCTCTGAATTGTGTTCTTTCATAATTTCCACTTCTGCATTCACATATTCTTCTCTACTAAGTGGTGTTTCTATATGTAAATTTAGTTCCATTACTTTCTCCTTTCACGAAGTTTTTGGTTTTCTAATTCTTGCATCTCTTCAATCTCGGTATGAAGTCCAACACCAAAGTCATACCCTTCTTTGTAATCGTGTGTGTAGTTGTCTTCATCTCGTACCCCGACCATAAGACCATCGTGTACTCCGTCTTTGAAATCTTTCTTGGTTTCATTCTCATACTTGTACTCGATATCTTTTAATCTAAGACACTCTGTTTCAAGATCCTCAATACTATTTCCCCCTAACCCTTCATCGGGATTAGTGGTATGTCTTTTAAAATCTGAAATTCTATCCGTGCCATTATCTCCTAATACTGCCTCAAATATTCTCTCAAGACCTTCCTCTAACATTTGTTCATACTTCATTTTAAATTCTCCCTTCCTCTTGTTATTTCATAATCTGAACTGCCTAACTCGTTTCCGTGATAAGTCACAAGTGCAAGACTTCCATCGTCTAATGGTATTTTAGATGTTACATTCTCATACTGCTTATAATCAGAAAGTGATGTTGCTTCTGTTTCACTTATCACAAAAAATATTTCGTCTTCATCAAGTTTCCTATCACACTCTATAGTGTATCTATCAGTACTTCTCGACCAATCCTCAAATCCATATTCATACTTCATTTTTAATCTCCTAAATTATTTTCTTGTTTAAGTCTTTTTACTTGCTCGGTTGTTAAACCATATTCAGATATCGGGTCTACTTCAAATCTATTACAACTAGAAGTAAATGGGTCGGTGATAAAAAAACCTTCCCACTCAAACCCTAATTGTTTATGTTTTCCACTACCTACGTAATTTAGTTCGGGCATTTTAATTTCTTTAAAATGTTTCAACAACATATCAAGTCCCTCACACATACCATTATATTCTGCTTTCGTATGACTGTCATTCGGTGAATCCCAACCTTCCTTGATATCTTTAACTGCGTTTTTTAATCTGTTTATTTCAATCTGCATTTTCATTCTCCTCATTTTTATAAACAATTCCGACACTCTCAAAAATAACTTCAACCTCATCAAGTAATTGATTGAAGTGTTCTTGACCTTCTTCGGTGTAACTATGTTCAGTTTTTATTTGTGCGTATTTATCACCTAATCGTTCTTGCAATAATTTATCTGCAATTTCGCAAGTGACCTCTATAAAGTCACTTGCGTTCATGTAATATTTTTTACTCATGCAACACCTCTATCCCACATAGATATATAAGATATTAAAAAATCCCTTTGCTTTTTAGTAAAAGAAATCGGTTTCTCGTGATTGCCATATAATAGATCATCGGCAGATTTATAAGGCAAATTGTTAAACTTGCAAAAATCTTGCAAAATATTGGACATATCACAAATGAAGTTTCTCTCCATTGTCATTCTCTTTTCATCAACAGAGTCGGGATAAAACTTTCTTAATACTCTCATTAAATGTATAAAACTATCGGTATGATATTCAAAATGTTCATCGCTTTCAATTATGTCATATGGATTTGATGTTCCCCCACTTATGACTACACTATCTTTTCTCATTAATAATGAATACACCCCTAAACTTTCTTGCTCTTTAGTTTTATTTTTAGGATCTTCTAAATAGTATAA